TATATGTTAGCAGTAAACGGTTGGGATTGTAATAGTGGATTTTTTAAAAAAGGTATTGGCGATCCGTGGTTGTATGCTATTGTATATCGTAGCAATATCAAACCAATGGATCCTGCTGTTACTAACTTGTACAATCTTGTTGAAGATACAGAACTATTACCAGAAGTAGCGTCAAAAAGTATAGTAAAATACGGAATGCTTAGACAGAAAGATCTACTACTGCCGTGGTTGGACAAAAGTAATATGCTTATGGCACAACAATGATAACAAAAAACGGAAATTGGTGGACACCAAGTTCTCTAAGTAATGGACGTCCTGGTGATTATATGCGTGATGACAGTTTTCCTTGTGAGCGTCCAATTAGTATTGCAACAGAATTGTGTAAGCAACGTAGAAATGCAATTGACGTTGGTATGTGGATAGGAGATAGCACAGTTCATATGGCATCCTTGTTTGATCGAGTAATTGGTTTTGAGCCACATCCAATGGCTTATGTTTGTTGTGAGAAAAATTTAAAAGCACGTGATATAGAAAATACAGAATTGTATAACATCGCACTGAGTAATGTAAATGAAACAAAAATGTTGCTTAATGGCAAAACAACATTCTCAGGTTGGGTAACTGACAAGAAAGAATTACCAAAAGACATATACGTGCATAGCCAAACCAAAGTACAGTGTTTGTATCTTGACAGTTATCACTTTGAAGATATAGATTTTATTAAGATTGATTGCGACAGTCATGAAGGATATGTACTTGAAGGAGCAGAACAGTTTTTTAAAAATAATTCGCCTGTTATTTTACTAGAAGCAAAGGTAAGAATACACAAAGACAGACAACCTGAAGATATGCCAGATCCTTTTGAATTACTTGAAAGTTATGGTTATGAGTTACACAGTCGAGTCGATAAGGCAGACTTTCTTTATGTAAGGAGAGAAGATGCAGAATAGTCCAGAGTATACATTACAACTAGAGAAACTGCATAAGGCTAAGAGCTTTGGTACTGCGACTGGTGCGCCAAACATACTCACAGACTTTCTTAAAGATCATCCAGTAACCAGCATACTAGATTTTGGTTGTGGTAAAGGCACTCCACTGGATAGTTTGAAATCCAACACAATAGACATTTACAGTTATGATCCTATCACACATCCAATTGAACTACCAGAATCTGTTGACTTGGTTTACAGTCGTGATGTGCTTGAACACATAGAGCCAGAACAAATTGATACAGTACTAGAAAAACTATTCACAATAGGTACAAAATACCAGCATCACTTTATTGCATGTCATCCTGCAAAGAAACGACTCAGTGACGGACGTAATGCACATCTTATCATTGAAGATCCGCAGTGGTGGAAAGATAAAATTCAACAGATACCGGGTTGGAAAATCATACATGAAAACATCAAAGGCCCAAAGCCGTTTGTACGAGGTAATGTAACAATCGATGTTGTAAAGTATACAGTAATTTTAGAGAAAGTATAATAATGATCGAAGACTTTGATTATAACAACACAAACTATCCTACTAAAAAAGTTGCAGATGTATTTCCGTTTGAACTTAGTGAGAACCTAGGACACACATGGATTATTGACTTAGATGGTACTATACTTAAAGTGAATCAGCCACCATATGCAGACGATGAATTGTTGCCCGGTGTAAAAGAGATGTGGGCACAGATACCTAAAGATGATATGATAGTGATAATGACTGCAAGACCAAAAGACATCCAAGAACAAACATTGCAGTTTATTAGGGATAATGGACTGCACTACCACTTAGCAGTATTTGGAATACATCACGGCGAACGCATTGTAGTTAACGATAACAAGCCAGGTGGACTACAAACTGCTATTGCATGGAATGTAAAAAGAAACAAAGGTTACAATTAAGTAGGTATATAATGATACAAACAGAAATGACAATTACAAAAGCACAAAAACTTGAACGTATTTTTGTATTAGAAGACGAGATAATGTATGCACAAACTTGTATTCTCCCAAGTGCTACTGGACACATACACACGTCAATTAATTGGATGAAACACAGACTAGAACAACTAAAAGAACAACTAGAACTAGAGGAAGCATAATGGCTGAAGAAGAACAAAAGACGATTGTTTTGGTTACTGGTGGCTTTGATCCACTGCACAGTGGACACATTGCTTATTTTGAAGAAGCTAGACAACTTGGAGACACATTGATTGTAGGACTAAACAGTGACGCTTGGTTGACACGAAAAAAGGGCAAGGCATTTATGCCAGTTGAAGAACGCGGAGCAATAGTTGATGCACTAGGTTGTGTAGACAAGGTAATTGGATTTGATGAAGAGTATGATGCTGATAATAGTTCTGCTATGTTTATCAAAGACATGTTAGAATATAACCCAAAAGCAAAAATTATATTTGCTAATGGTGGAGATAGAAAAACAGGAATGATTCCTGAAGTATCTATAAAAAATTCCCGATTGATGTTTGCACAGAGTGTTGGCGGCGACAATAAAAAGAACAGTTCTAGTTGGATTCTCAAAGATTGGAAAGCACCCAAAGTAGAACGCGAATGGGGACACTATAGAGAACTTTATACAGGAGATGGTTTTGCTGTTAAGGAACTAGTGATTAATCCAAAAAGCAGTTTGAGTATGCAAAGACATAAACATAGAAGCGAAACATGGAATCTTGTAAGTGGCACTGCACATATACTCACTAGCCAAAGAAGCACTCCTGACGATCCTCATAAACAGAATCTTGTACCTGCAAATCCAATTGATATTCCAAGTGGAGTTTGGCATAAAGGTGTAAATGATACAGATAGTCCTGCACATATTGTTGAAGTGTGGAAAGGGCCAAGTGAAATGTTAGGAGAGGATGACATCGAGCGTCATGACTAAGATAATACATTTTGAACCTACAAGTATATGCAATGCCTCATGTCCAATGTGTGCTAGAAATATTCTTGGCGAAGGTTGTGTTGTTTCTTTAGCAGATCTTAGTTTAGATGATTACAAAAAACATGTAAACCAACACTTAGAATATTTAGAAAAAGTATTTTTTTGTGGAACAGTTGGCGATCCGTGTGCAGACAAAAATCTACTAGAAAAGATTAGATGGATCAAAACTATTAATAGCAACATCGTTGTAGGTATCAACACCAATGGCAGTATAAGAAATCCTAAATGGTGGACAGATTGTGCAAAATTACTTACAGGCATATATGACTATGTTGTGTTTAGTATAGACGGATTAGAAGACACAAATCATATCTATAGAGTAGGTGTGCAATTCAAAAAAATTATGGAAAATGCACAAGCATACATAGATGCCGGAGCAAGTGCTCATTGGGATATGCTAGTATTCGACCATAATAAACATCAAGTACAACAATGTAAACAACTTGCAAAAGATATGGGATTTACTTGGTTTCGTAGCAAAGAAACAGATAGATGGGACCAATATCAGTTTGACCACTTAAAACCTGCAAAAGAAATAAATGAGGTTGACTACCAAAGTATTGATCGTATACACTGTGAAAGAAATATAGAAGAATCAACTTATGTGGACTACAAAGGACAAGAATTTCCTTGTTGTCATATATCAGAAATGTATTACAATGCTACACAAAAAGAAAGTCATCTCGATATTAGACAATACACACCAAGTGAACTTATGACTGAATACCAAAAGAGATTGGATGATAAAAATCCTTTCTATGTTTGCAAACGCAGTTGTGGAGAAACAGTAAACAAACGATCACAATGGAAACAAGAAATACAATTAAGATAGGAAAAAAATGTTAACAGTCTACATAGGGTGGGATAGTAGAGAACCTATTGCCGCAGATGTCTGCAGATACAGCATCCTTGAACATGCTAGTATACCAGTTAATATTGTTATGCTAAAGCAAGATGAACTTCGTAAGAGAGAACTATACTGGCGTGATGTTGATAAACTTGCAAGCACTGAGTTTACCTTTACAAGATTTCTTGTGCCAGAACTAAACAACTTTGAAGGCACTGCAATCTTTATGGACAGTGACATGGTTCTTACAACAGACATTGCAGAACTNATTGNNGATGTTGATCCAAAGAAAGCTGTCAGTTGTGTACAACATGACTACACTCCCCCAGAAGGTGTAAAAATGGATGGGCAACAACAGTTAGCATATCCACGTAAAAACTGGAGTTCAATGGTTGTATGGAACTGTGCTCATCCAGCAAACAAGCAAGTAACAAAAGAGCTAGTAAACGATCCAGAAGTCACTGGAGCATACTTGCATAGGTTTAGTTGGCTCAAAGATCATTACATTGGATTACTTGGCCCACAATGGAATTGGCTTGTTGATTGGTACGTAGAAGGCAGAGATGGTTCACCTTTGCTATTGCATTATACTGAAGGTGGTCCATGGTTTCCAAATCATCAAAATTGTTCATATGCAGGCATATGGAACAGTTATCACCAAAGGTATCTGTCGTCAATGATTAACGGCTCTGTTGGCATTATGGATTTAACTCTGCCAGATCAGATAAAAAGCACAGTATTTGAAATCTTAGAATCAGCAAAAGATCCACACAACATTTACAAACGCACTAAAGCAAGTAATGTAATAAAGGATTTTTTAACAATTTATGAAAAGCCTCAGGTTGTAGGTGTTATTGATGCTGGACTAGTTCCTAAGGAGGATGAGGTGGTAAAAGAACCAAAGAAGGATGCAATACTAGATAATTTTCTCACAGGAGCACAAGGAGTGTTTGCTGGCAGTAAAAATTTAAAAAATGTTGACATTAAGACACCAATTGTAGTGCGTGGCATTGCTAAAAAGAAAGTAATGCACAAAGCCATTGAAGACGGTAGAGATTTTTATTATATTGACACAGGTTACTTTGGTAATGACAAAACAAAACACTATCACAGATGTGTAAAAAATGCTTTACAGTTCAATTTGCCAATCTGGAAAGACTGTCCAGACGACAGATTCCTCAAAACCGGCACACAAATACGTAGATACACGCCAGGCGAAAACATACTATTATGTCCACCAAGCCAGAAAGCATTAAGTTATTGGAATGTAAACTTACAAGAATGGCTGGATAGCACTGTAGAAAACTTAAAAAAGTATACCAAACGTCCAATTGTAATACGTGAAAAACAAAAACGTAATGTGCGTACAACTGAAGATACTATGGAAATGGCACTACAACGTGACGTACACTGCTTGGTTACATACAACAGTATTGCCGCAGTTGAAGCACTTATACTAGGTAAACCTGTGTTTGTAATGGGTCCAAATGCGGCTGCACCATTGGCAAATACAGATTTAAGCAAGATTAACAATCCATTGATGCCGGTAATAGACAGAGTTAGAGCTCTCTGTTGTAATCTTGCATACGGACAGTTTACTCCAGCGGAAATGATTGATGGTACTGCTTGGCGTATACTGAACGAATTTTACGATAGGAAGTAAGTTGTCAACATGGGATTATGATGTTGTAGTTTATTTAGGCACATTGCCAAAAATAAAAAATCACAATATTAAAGTACAAGTTATGCGAGCTTTTGGTGAAGGTGCAGCCAGATGTGGTGTGCGTTGGCTTGTTGATGACAATCTACAAAATAGAAAAGTTTACAATACAAGACTAGCAGTGATACTTGGTTGGGTTGGCATGAGCTATAGTGGACCTCATATCTACTTTCGTGATGCTATTATACATCAACAAGATCTCACTGGTGGTAAAGTAATGAGCATTGATGGAAGTTGCTTTAAGTTTCATCACAAGCATGAAAACATGTGGTTGAGATACAGTCTTGATAATGTTTTTTGGAACAGTGGTAACTATGCTAACAAGAATAGCACAGACAAACACTGGAACATGGTTAAAAACAGTTTAAGTCTTGTTGATGCACCGTGGAGCAACGATGGGGATAATATATTAATCTGTTTGCAAAGAGACAACGGCTGGAATGCAAAAGGTTTTGATCAAGAAGCATGGTTAAAGAAACAGATCAAAAAAATAAAAAATTTAACCAACGAGCCTATCAAGGTCCGAGCTCATCCAGGTGATTTAAACAGAGATAGAACAAAAACCAAACATGATTGGAGTTGGGTCAATGAATATGATAATGTTGAACTGATTGACAGTATAAATGTTACACTGCATCAAAGCATGAAAACTGCAAGATGTGCAGTGTTTTACAATAGTTCAAGCAGTGTGCTTAGTGTACTTAAAGGCATACCTACGTTTGTAAGTGAAGAGAGTGCAGTGACCTGGGACGTAGCAAATCACAACATTAAAAATATTTTAGATCCATTAATGCCTGACCGCACACAATGGTTTAACGATTTATCTCAAGCACATTGGACAATAGAACAAAGTCAAGCAGGTGACATTTACAAACACTTTGAGCAGTACCTACCAACCTAGTATACAGTCATTCCTAACTCTACCAAGTTCTCTTGCACCCCAACTTTTCAACAAGTCTACACAACCATATTGTGTTTCTTTTGTAATGCCAGTATCAGTGTGTAATTTTTGTTCAACAACAATTATTGGCTTGTGGTGCTTTATCGTATCTTCACCACCTTGTAGTATTTGCATCTCGTAGCCTTCGCAATCAATTTTTATATAATCAATACGATCAAAATTTAAACCTAGTGTATCAAGTCTTTTCATTTGCACTTTGCCACTGCCAATTGAATCTTTATCAATATGTGAATGTCCAGTATTTCCTTCTGTAATAATCATGTCAATGGTGGTATCTGCTGTGCCTAGTGCAATAGGCCATATTTCCATATTATGTTTGTCTACATTTCGACGTAAGCATTCTTGGAACACTACAACCGGCTCAATGGCAATTACTCTTGCAAATTTTGTTGCTAGGTCTCTGCTCCATAACCCTACATTTGCACCGATATCAACTGCAACACCATATTCTTTAACAAATCCTAAACTTTTATTTCTCACTGGTTCCTGATACGTCGGCGGTCCGCCTTTTTTAATGTTTTTATCTATCATGTGTGCAAAGTGTGTGTCTTGGTCTGCAAACCACCATCCGTGTGCTTGGTACATTAAAATTTTACCTCATATCCTAAAACAAGTCCAACATCGTCTTCAGTAGCAGCCGGTGCTACAAAGACATTTCCATAGTTTACTTTAACCATTGGAGCAATGTCTATGCGTTTGTAACCATGTACTAAACCGTATTCTATATCAAGTTGTTTGTAAGTTGTACGTTTACCAAAGTATATACCTGCTCGTTTATCACTATTATGGTATATACCAGTAATGTAATTATTAGGTAACTGATATTGAACATGTGGATGACTGCTTGCAAAATCTCCACTGAGTCCAAGATGTGTACTCACTGCAAGACTAAAAATTAAATTATCTAACACCTCTAATGCCTTTCCAGTATGGTAAATCACTGTGTAACTTTATATCTCTTGGCTCGCTATGTCCAAAGGTTTTTCTCTCACCTTTCATATGATCCATGTATTTGCCAAGCTCACTGTTAATAAACGGATGTCCTGCTAAACCTTTTAGATCTGGATCAGGATTTAGATTGTGAAAGTGTGCACCTCGGTTGTCTCGATATAGTTTTCTTTGTACGTCAAACAAATAACTGTCATGCCATTCTGTATAGTTAAACATGGTGTCGTTTTTGTACATACTAGCAAAGTCCTCAACAAAGTCTGTACACATAGGATTTGTTTTATTATATCCTACCCATCCACACTCACTGTGATAGCGTTCACCTCTACCTAAATGTGTTATGACACAGTCTTTTGGTGACACACTGTCAAGGAAGTCCATTGTAATAGTACTGTGTGTTAGTGTGTCAGCGTCTAACCATATAACCCATTCAGTATCTATGTTTTGTATTGCATGATAAATGCTAAAAACTTTGTAACTGAATCGTAAACCTTGCCATTTGAAATGTTTGTTAGGTTTCCATATGTGTTCGTTATGTGGACCTATTCCGCCATTTGCTTCGGGGTTGTCTTTGTGGCGTTTGATAAAACGTTTACAGTGTTTGCTATTTGCTATTAGATCTATACATTTTACATTAGGCTTTGTTATCCGTGGAGTACATTTTTCTGTATACACAACAAGATCAACTTCAGCTGGCCAAAACTGTTCAAATGTACTGATACAACGTTGACCGTATTTTTCGAGGCCCTGTTGATTGAAGGTGGTAATTACTGTATAACGTTTCATATGAGTATTTAACCTTTGATCAATAACATAGCATATTATCCTGAGCAGTGTGCTCTTAATAGCAAGCCAGTTATGGAAGCATTCTTAAACAGCTGTCGAGGTGCTGGTATAACACCTGTTGAAAACTCCCTCGACTGTGATGCTGTTGTTATATGGAGTATACTATGGAATGGCCGAATGAGCAAGAACAAACGGACATATGAACACTATCGTTCGCTCGGAAAGCCAGTTGTAATAATAGATGCAGGTGCATTAGAACGTGAAGTCACTTGGAAAATTGCAGTTAACAACATTACATCAGAAGGATACTATGGACACACTGACGACCTCGACTGGGATCGTCCTGCTAAACTGGGTATTAGTTTAGGTCAAACAGATCTAAAAGATACAATATTAATTGCAGGACAACACGAGAAAAGTTTACAATGGGAAGGCATGCCTGATTTAGGCACATATGCAGTGGAAACTGTTCGACGTGTACAAAAATATACAGATCGACCGATAGTAATGCGTTTTCATCCTCGTTGTCAACCATTTATTCCGCATCATAGGTTTAAAATGTTGTTACAGAATGCAAATATATACAACTGCGACATTGAAATACCAAAACCAGTTGTGAATACATATGATGTCTTTGATATTGATTACGCATTTCACACTGTAATTAATCATTGTAGTGGACCCGGAATCAATGCAGTGATTGCCGGCTCTAATGTACTGGTTGATAAAAAAAGTTTAGCATATCCAATGAGCATCAAACTGAAACAAATTGAGAATCCTCCACGTAAACGTAATAAGGATCGATGGCTAGTTGAAATAAGCCACACAGAATACACAGTGGATGAGATAGCAGAAGGTTTATGGTTGACAAGATTAAAAAACGCACTGGAGTAGGTGAGTACATTGACTGTGCATGTTTAATACATGATACACTTTACGATTGGAGTTATGTAGACAAACTTTACAGAAGTTTATGTCGCAACCTCACACCAAAAGTGAGAATGCATGTGTACACAGAAAGCACACGATTTGTTCCTAATAATTATATTAGACACAACATAGAAGAATGGGACGGTGTGCGAGGACCCAAACGCAGTTGGTGGTACAAGTTGCAATTGTTTGATACTACACATTGGGCAAGAAGCAATACAAAGATGTTGTACTTTGATCTTGACACAGTGATTGTGGGAAATATAGATTGGTTATGGCAAGGAGATGCTAATAAGTTTTGGGCACCTAGGGATTTTAAGTATTTGATGCGAAGCAGTAGGTGGGCAATCAACAGTAGTGTCATGTGGTTTGATCCTAGCAAGTATCAACACGTTTATAAACAATTTGATCTAAAACAAATAGTAAACAATCCTCGTTGTGCATGGCACGGAGATCAAGACTATATATATGAAAAAGTTAAAGACGATGTTGCCTTCTACGATACAAATAGAATAGTTAGTTATCGGTGGCAAGTACAAGACGGCGGCTACGACTTTCGTTATAGAAAACCAATCGATCCAGGCTCCCCTAGTACAGTTAGCGGTGACGTGAGTGTACTAGTATTCCACGGTAAACCAAATCCGCACGAAGTACAAGATTCGTTGATAGCACAACATTGGAGATAAGTAAAAACGTCAATAAAGGAGACAAAAAATGGCTACAAGAAAAATAAGAATTAGAGGATACAACCATGCTGTTAACTCTGCCGCAACAGTTACATTTGATGGTGTAGAAATATTTTCAGGTGCATTGTCCGCAGAGGTAGTAGAAGAAAGTCTTGTGTGGTCCACAGATACCACAAACCCTGTGGCAATATTTGAATTTGAATACAACAATGCAGATGATACACAAGAAACAGAGCATTCGTTGAGAATCGCAGTCACTGCGGGGCAAATAAGAGCAGGAAATATATGGATTGAAGCAACACGTGATGCAGCAATTGTTAACTCCTATCCAGAAGAAGAAAGGATCTCAGGAGAATTTGTTGTTGACGGTGTTTATTATTATCCGTTTGGAGATGGAGGCGTGTACGGCGATCAATCAGAATCTGCATTACCTGAACGTACAAACATCTTAATCAATGATGCAGAGCCAATAACCATTGGCTACGATGGTAACTATGCACACCACGATTTTCTTTTAAGTGCTGGCGATACCTTTGCATGCACAGTACGTGTGCCGGCAGCGTTGCTTACAGATAGTTAATTTTTAGCGCCTTCAACGTTTGCATAAATAAAAGCAACAAAAAGAATTCGCAAGTTGGGAGAAGGCGCCAACATGTTCGCTTAGTTACTAAGCGGTTTTAATCAGATCGTCCACTAGTTGGGCGATTTTTTTATGGCCAAAACAAATAAAAAGGTTGACTTATCCTTAAACTGTGTTATTATAACAGCATAATAAGGAAAA